AATATCAAGAGCACTTTTGAATGGGCTTATTCCCAAAATTGCAGCAACATCACTACCACCAATTCCTTTTTTCCTCTCTATAAGCCATTCTATTCCCATAACTTAAACCATCACTTTTGTTAAAAAAATAATGTTAAGTTATCTTATATTTCGTGTCAATATTTTTTTCAACTTCGTTATTAATACTGTCATTTGAAGACCAAAAAAATACGATAAAATACCGTATTTTTAAGTGTTAATTAAGATTTCTTTCTGATTGAGTGGGTGACCTTGCCGATGATTCTGATATTTTCATCGACAGGAATATTTGGAAATTTCTTATTGAGTGCTACAAGAACTTCTTCAGAACCGTCTTTGAAATAAAGGCGTGGTTTAAAATTGTCTGTCATGCCGAATTGCGCAAGTACTAAATCACCAGACTTCAACCCACCCTGAAAAGTTGGATCAATTTTTAAAATCTCCCCCATTGCTAAACTATTTTCAATATCTGATGCATTCATCATTGCATCATTTTCTACTGTAACGCAAAATTCTGTTTCTTTTATTTCTGAGTCTGTCATAAGTGCTCCTTTTTTTAAAATATTTTTATGTTTCTCAAGCCACGGCCTAACCTCATGAAGAAGAAGCGTGGGAGAGGTGGAGACTAATAACTTAATTTCTTTAGTCAAAATGTCGTCTTGAGGCTTATTGTTATAAACATATCCAAACCTAAGCCAGACAACATCAACTTTCAAAGCTTTTGCAAGTTTGTCTAGCGTTTTTGCGCGAGGAAATACTTCATCATCTTGAGATTTTTCCCAAAGATTTACCGCCGGCCTGCTCACACTAATCAAATCTGCAACATCTTGCTGTGTGTACCCTAATTTTTTTCTAGAGTGTATTAGTCTATCAGAAAAACTCATGATTATTCCTCCTTTTTTCGAATTGAAATTAAGTTACCTTATGTTAAGATTGATAGATTAACTATCAACCAGCCAAATTGAGTTATGAAAAAAACAAACTTTAAAGTGAAAAAACAGAGTAAAAAATATATTCCGCCTGCAAAATATTCTAAAATAAAAAATTTCAATAAACTTTTAGAGTATTTTGGAAGTGTTAAAAAAATGGCGGATTTCCTCGGAATTTCAACAGCTGCAATATATTCGTGGAAAAAAGTACCTGAAAAACACTTCTATAAAATAGAAAAAGTTACAAAAAATAAAATCACATCAAAAGATTTTTTGTAAAATCCAATCGTCATCATAAATCACCAAGATTAAAGAAATATTAAATGTTCCAAGTTTTCTTATGTTAACTTTAATGTTAAGGAAAGTCAAATCATTAAAATTATTTTTACTTAAAGGAGTCTGTAAATGCGTTATAGAAAAATCGATGTGAGAATTTGGGGAGATGAAAAATTCAGATCTCTTAGCAAATTAGCGCCAAGTGGCCAAGCTTTGTTCTTGTATTTGCTCACAAATCCAAATCTTAGCTCTCTTCCTGGTCTTTACAAAATTGGGCCGGCGGCATTAGCTGAAGAGTTAGATTGGTCAAAAAATGATTTGCTTTCATCAATGACAGAACTTATGTCATTAGATTTAATTGATGTAGATTTTGATGCAAAAGTGATCTACATCAAAAATTCAATCAAATATAACAAGCCTCAATCAATCAATGTCATCAAAAGCTGGAAATCATCACTTGATGAAATACCAGAATGTTTGATGAAGTACAGAGCTGTGGCGGACTTCATCAAGTTTTTGCAAGGCATGCCGGATGCCTTCCTTTATGCCTTCCGTGATGTCATAGGCGATGCTTTTGATAAGGCATGCGCTATCCAAGAACAAGAACAAGAGCAAGAGCAAGAGCAAGAGCAAGAGAAAACATACGATCGAATTTCGGTCGATGATGTTGAATCTGACATAAATGACATTGTGTCAAAAATTCCATCATCAAAAAAAATGATGAAATCGATGAAAAATAAAAAAAAACCTTACGATGACAAACCGTTCGAAAAATTTTGGTCTTTGTACCCTAAAAAAATTGCAAAGCCATACGCATTCAAAATTTGGAAAAATAAAAAATTTTCAAAGCATCTTGATGAGATAATAAAAGATTTGAGCATGCGTCAATGCTGGAACACCGGATGTTCATACATCCCTCATCCGTCAACGTATTTGAATCAAGGCCGCTGGACTGACGAAATAAAATCTTGCAGCAGTTGCAACATTCAGAAAAAAGAATCATTGATTGATTCTGCTGAACGAATCAGCGAGCAAAGAGAATTGTTAAAAAAACAACTGGAGGAAAAAATAAATGAAGCTTGATAAAAAATTGTTTTCAATGATGCTTGAGGAAATGTTGTTGTCATACAATCAATTTGTTTCTGCTGAAAAATTAGCGGTTATGCAAGATGCATGGTTTAACAAATTGAAATATCAGGAACATAATGTTGTAAAAAAAATTATTGAAAATTGGGACGATACAAAAAAAATGCCAAATGCGCCTCAAATTCTAGAGCAATGTGAAAAATTCATGCATAAAATTTCTTCAGAAACAATTCTTGCTCCGAACGAAATGATCTGCAAATACAGTGATTACAATGATTTTGACGAATGTGAAATATCTAGAAGTTTATGTTCAAATTTTAATGAAAGTTGGAAAATAACGCCGGAACATGTGGCATCATGCATTCGAGATCGCAATGATAAAAAAATAATTTGCTATTGGCACAGGCAGGTGATTCGTGATCGAAATAGATTTGACGGCGGCTGGTGGGTTAGCTGGCAGATCGAAATGAGGAAAAATCAAAATATTTGATTTAAGGCATATTTTGGGACGGATAATAAAAAAGCAGTAGGGGCATTAGGGTTTGATGGAGATGTGGCGAAAATTGTGTCGTTCCTGTCAAATATAGGCATGATTTTTTCTTACTTTGCAAATATATCTGGACATTTTTGAAATTTTGTAGTTTTTTTCTGTATTCAGATGGTATATATAAGAATACTTCATACGAAGCAGGATCATAGAAAATATTATTGTTGTATATTGTAAGTTTTATTGACATGTTTGTTTTGTCAATATAAGATATCTTATGTTCAGATAACTTGTAGATATAAAAAATGAAAAAACTTGAGGATGAAATTTCAGAAGTCGTTAAAGAATTTATAGGAAGCAAGAATAATGATGAAACAATAAAGAAAATGATAGAAAGATTACAAGAGCTTTCTTTTTATAGATATATTAGTGAAGGCATTTCCAATGTTGAAATTTCTGATTCTGATTATGAAAAAATATTTAACTCAATGAAAAGTGAGGTTATCCATGAGTTACAAAAATAGAAAATATATTTTGAATCATATTACAAACCTTGTTAAAAAAAATTGTGGAAAGTGGCTATATTATAATAACCAAAGAGGTTGTTATAACTCTTTTGAAAGAGATAGAGAGGCGCAAACAACTTACTACTTAACAACAATAAAAGGAAATTATATACGATCATATACTTTGAGATATGTTTTATCCAATGGAAATTGTATAAATACTTTTACTGGTTTAACTATACCAGGACTTGTTGGGCAAGAGGTAGAAATTCCAAAGCTGGAAAAAAAGATGATTTTGAAAATTAAAATAAGCGATTACAAATCATTTGAAAATATATATATATCTTTAACGCCAGGTCTTTGGTGGTATGAAGAATAAAAATAATTTTCAATAAAAAAGGTGAAATAATGATTTTGACAGAGAAGGAGATAATTGAAAAAGAAAAAAGAATGAATGATATAAGCTTGAATATTTATATATTGTTTGAAGAGTTAGATAATCCTAAATGTCTCATTTTTAGAGAGGGAGTCATTAGTAAAGAAATATCTAAATTAATGAATGAATATGTAAAGATACATTCTGAGCTTGTTTATTAGAATATAAAAAAGGAGATTGTTTTCTATGTTTGACATTAAAGATTTTAGAGAAAGAATTTTTAAGGAATTTTTAAAGGTTAACGGTATTGAGGTTCCAGACGATTTGGAGTTTGATCATGAAAGATTTAAAGGAAAATTCAAATTTGTTGAAAATGTAATTGAAGAAGTTTTTCAATTTTTCATGAAAGAATCTTATCAAAAAGGGTTCAATGATTGCAGAGAAATTATAGATGACGCAAGGTGTGATGATTGTGACAATCTAATTTCAGTTATTAAAAAAATAGATGAAACAGATAAAGACTGTTCAAAAATGAAAGTTGTGTGCGGAAAATGTGCAAATAGTGATTGTTGAAATATTATTTATTTTTTATCTGTGTTAATTCATATGCTAATTGTTGAAAAATCATTAAAAAAAAGTTATGAAGATGGTGTGAGAGAAGGAAAAATTTTGATGTGGCAGGAAATGAACATTTCTTGTCATTGTAAAAAGATTATATATGCTGTTTCAGTTGTTGATGACAAAACTTATAATCGCGTTTTTTTTAGTGAAGAAAAAGCGATGGAGTATATTTCATTTATTGAAGAGAATTATTGTTCTGATAAAAATATAAAATGTACTCGTATTGATATTTCAGAAAAAATGGAGTCATGGTTAAGTTTGTTGAATTTTATGGGAGAAACAACATGACAAGAGAATAAAAACTTTTTTAGAGTTAGTATGTTCAATGAAAATATAATTATTTAAAAAATTTAGGAGAAAATAAAAATGAAATTTTACAAACAATCTATATTAAATATGTTTTTTATTTTATTTTTTGTTTCATTTTTTTGCATTATTTCAGCGTTGATAACAAATTTCACATCTGGAAAATTGTTTGATATCGACAAGAAAACAAGTTGTTATAAAAAGTGGGAACATAGCAACATGGAATCTAAGTACGAAAAAGATTCAGGTTGTTTGATTAAAATGAAGTATAGCGACTACTGGATTCCTGATAATAATTATTTGGTCATCGGCGTCGATGAATAATGAAAGAAAAACAAAAAATAGTTAAAAAGTGCAAAGTGCACGGCATATTATTTCAAGATGAAGTGCAGAAAGCATCTGTATTCATAAAGAAAAACGGGGAAAAAAGCATTACTTACAGATGCAAAAAATGTAAAGATGCTAGTCTTAGAAGAAAGAATACAGTTAAAAACGTTAATTCAAACACCGTTAACTTGATTCTTTCTGAAAAAAATAATGCATCTTATTGTTTATTCATGAGCGAAACTAATAAATTAAAAATTAGGAGAGAAAATGAGCAATATATTTGATTTAGAAAATTTGGATGACTTGCCTGAAAAAATTAAAAATTCAATTGTTAGTAAGCCTAGGCGTGGACTTGGTCAGGATTCTTTAATGATTTTATCTCTGTTTGATGAGTGCGAACAGCTTTCAGCAAAACAAATTTACGTAGGTCTTTATAGAAAATACAATGTTGATAAAAGAATGATAGATATTTCATCTACGATTAGTTATTTAAAAAATAGGAAATACATAAAGAAAGTTGATGATTCGAACAGGTTATACGAGAAGGTCAAAAAAAATGAAGAATTTAGTTAAGTGTCTAATTGTGTATCTGAATATAAAAAATTGATTAGGAGAATATATGGCTTTTATATTGATGCGGAGAGTCAACGCTTTTAGAGATAGTAAATATAATTCCGAAGATTATATTGCATTCAAATTAGTTAAAAATAAACATAATAGTATTTTTTGTAATTTTATATTTTCAAAACATTTATCTAGTAAAATTTTATTGTCTGCTGAAAGTAGATTTCTTATTTTTTATGATGATATAAATCCAAGAAAAATCATGTTTAAAATAACAAATGAAAAATCAAATTCATATAAAATATTTAAAGAAAGCAGTAGTCCTAGCTCCAGATTAAAACTTTTTTTTAAATTTAAATTTCCTTGGAAAGATATTTGTGAAAAAGATTTTATTTCGCGAGAATTAAATTATGAAATAACGGAAGACGGAATTTTAATAGATGCCTCTCATTAAATTAAAATGTCCAACCGAAGCAACTATCAATGACAAAAGAAAGATTGATTAATTATATTGGAGAGAAGAAATAGTGAAAAATATTTATGTTTGTACTATTTGTAATAAAAACAACCCTGTTGGCATGTGTGTTATTGACAACGTGGTCAACCTTGAAAATGGTTGTCATGGAAGATTTTGCATTTCTTTATGTACAGAATGTATCTGCAATATGCATGAAAAAGATTGTAAACATTGTCTTATCGAGTGTTGTCATGAAGATAAAAACGAAGAGTTGAAAGACCGTATTGAAAGACAAGAAAGATTTATAGAAGAGAAATTAATGCGAATAGAAATATTAATCGATGAGAATGAAAAATTAAAAAAAGAGAATGAAGAATTAAAAAACAAAGAAAAAGAAAATGATGAAAAGAACAATCCAATAACTATTATATTGGAAATATTGAAAATAACAATGTATTCATTTAAATGTAAATGCAATATTACATATTGCAAAGAAATTAATGATTTATATATTGATTCAATCAATAATATTTTAAGAATATTGAAAAATGGAAAATAAAATATTAAAAGTATGAAAGTCATTAAATTAAAATGTCCAACCGAAGCAACTGAATCTAAAAAATTGTGGAAATGGGCGCAGTATCATGATATCGCTAAGCATTATTTATTTGCTATACCAAATGGCGGATCAAGGAATATAAAAGAAGCTGCTCATATGAAGCAGCAAGGCGTCAAATCTGGCGTGAGTGACTATATGCTTGCATATCCTACAGATATATATCATGGCCTTTGGATTGAGCTTAAGCGAGCAAATAGGGCGCTATCTAGGTTAACAGAAGAACAAGCTAATTGGTTGGCACTATGTGAACGCGTAGGTTATGCCACTGTTGTGGCTTATGGCGCTGATAGTGCAATTAGAGCAATTGAGGAGTATTTGAGATGACAGAAGAAATTTATACAATGATTGATCTTGTTGATCATATTGATATTGAAGATAAGATAAAGGAAGAACTTTATAAAAATGATATTGTGAAAATATGTAAACATCATGGAATATTGAACAGATCACAGATATGTATTAGAAAAGAAAAAAACGTCAAATCTGGCTTTTCTATGAAATGCCGTTCTTGTTTAAAAGAGAAAAATGAAAGATGGCGACATAAAAAATATGGAACGAAAAAGTCTATCATATCTGCTTATAAAAAAACTTCCATGGAATATTTGTAATGGATAATTTATTAAATCTAACAGACGTTCAAGTGAAACAAATATTTGAAAAAGGATATACTCATGTTATGTGTCCATGTGGATGTGGAGATGTTAAAAAAATTTTTAAAGATGAACTTTTATTTAAAGAAGAAGAGATCGAAGATATAGAAAAATTAATGAGTGAGGAAAATAAAAAATGACAAAGTGGCAACCAATTGAGACAGCTCCGATAAATTGTAGAATAATTTTATGGCTTTTTTTGGGAAAATATGATGAAAATGAATCCTTTTCATGCGAAGGATATCTAGATTCAGATAAAGAATATTTTCTGTTCGATAGCTCAGAAGAAGTTAAAATAAAAGGTTTTAAGGCGACGCGCTGGATGCCATTGCCAGAACCGAGGTTCTCATCTGTTAAAATTAAAAATTCAGAAATAACAGATACAGACCTTAAAGCATTAGCAAATAAGGTTTTGCAGCGCAACCGTTCATGCAACTCCTATGAAACTGAAATAGTGGGAATGGGTGAGTGCGAATCAAATAGAACAATAGAATTAATTCTTGATTTGAAAAAAAGAATTGCAAATGTTTATTTTTCACATTGTGAAGAATTGGAATCAGATATTGTAGAAATTTTTGAAACTGTAAAGCCAGAAAAAATAGAAGAAGTCATTCATAAAAAAATTTGGCATTATCAAGATGAATGTAGATCTATTATTGGAGAGTGTTTTGATGATCTTATTAAAGACGTGAGAGGTATTGAAAATGAATGAATCTTGTTGGAAATCTATTAGAACAGAACCATTTTGTTGAAAAATTTGATTAAATAACTAAATATTAAAATGAGACATTTATGAAGAGTAATGGATTTGATAAAATAATATTTAATTTGCTTTCTATATTTTTATTGTTGCTTAGTCTGTTTTTGCCAGTTGTGAATGGCGCAGCATTATTGGTGGCATTTTTTGCTTGTGTTTGTATTATTTCAAGTAGAATATGGGATATATATACATTGCATTGCGCTAGTACAGAAAAGCCAAAAAGTATTTTATTAAATGGATTTTTGGGGTTATTTCCATGCTCTCTTTTGATTTCATTTCTATTATATCAATCAGCATTTCATTCCGTAGCTATATTCATGCCGTTTTTTTGTTTGGCTTCATTGATTATAAATAATGCATTAATACCTTTATTTTTAAAATATGAATATAGAATATCGTGCAAAGAATATCTTTATAAAAAAGATAAAGATTGGGTTTCAGTCTGGAGAATGCTGGCATTTATGTGCGGTGGTGTTTCAGAGAGAGGCGTTAAAAAACCAGTTGTTAATGTAGTTGCTACATTGTTTGGGTTTGTAATATGTGGTTTGATCTGTGGCGTATTAGCAAGCGCATTAGCACAGCAATTATTTATGAATACTAAATTTGTTGTAATGCTTGCACATGCTGTGAATCATGTTGGTTCTGCGGCTAGCATAACAATTGTTTTTTCATCAGCATTTATTGCAATCGCATTGTTAATATCTGCATTTTTGGCGTGTTATAGATTTAATAGAAAATGCTTTGTGGGTGATTATCCTTTTTTTAAAATTAAAAACGATAATCTTAAACCGCTTATTACTCCTAGGACAACCATTTTTGTTCATCCATCAAATGAACCCACGAAAAAAAGAAGTCCTCTTCAGCTAATAAATACAATAAGAGTAGATGAACACTGTGTGAATGATACTCCTGTTTCTTCTGCTTTAATACATGATCGTGCAGATTTAAAAGATGATCATTTTATGTTGCCATCAAGACAATAATTTTTTATAACTAAATATATTTGTTGCTATATATTTTTTTTCAGGTATAATGACTTTTGAAGTCCTGCTGCTCCTCCTATAGTTGGTTGGACTTCATTTTTTTATATCTTAATAAGAGTACTTTGTTAAATTTGTAAAGATAAAAAATACCGTATGTTTAAGCGACTATGGTTTTTTTTCTTAAATCTTTTTCTGTATATTCAGTTCAGATTCTATTTCTTTTATTTTCAGTTCTAACTCTCTGATCTTATCTTTACGAAGACTTAATATTTCATCTTCATCAACAAGAATTGATAATCCGCATTCACATCTTTCATGATAAAAATCATTTCTCATGCATCTTTGAAGCATTCTTATTCTGCTCACTCCCAATAATTTTGCCGCAATTTTTAGTCTAATTTTTTTCATTTTTAAACCTATTTGTTATTACTTTCGAAACTATATAAACAACGATTGATATAAATAAGAATGACAATACAAAAATCGTTATAGAATCATATTTTATAAAGCTATCTTCTGATTTTTGAACAACTTCTACTGACTGAGTAGAATAGGTTGGAACTTCCATCTCGCCTGAAATTTTTTTAATGTTGTGACTATCGCCCCGCGCAATCGCTCTATTCAGCTCTTTGTTCTGTTCAGAGAATTTGTGCAAGTCTTGCTTGTCTTTTTCTAACTGCTTAATCATGCTCTCAAATTCTGATGATAATTCATCGAATGATTTTGTGTTATTGTTCATTGTTATTTCCTCCTGAATTTTCTGCGTCAAAAATTTTATTTCTTCCAACTTTCTTAAATTTCTTTTCTAACTTTTTGAAATTTCTTTCATCTATTAATTTAGCATCGCTCAAATCTACTGACTTTAAATCTGCACCACTCAAGTCTGCTGATCTTAAATATTCAGCCATTAAATCTGCTGCTTTTAAATCAGCAAGCCTCAAAATTTCTTTTAATCTAATGAGATCTTCAGATCTTAAGTTTTTGAACCACTCAAGACCAGCCTGAATCTTTTTCAATTCTTCTTTTGTTAAATTTTTCATTGTAACTCCTCCGTTTTTATTTTTTGCAATTGATACACTTTATTTGTTCAACTATTTTCTTAGAGCAAACAGATATGATCTGGTCTTTTTCTATATGGCTCCAATCGACAGCATTTTTTTTGTTAAAGCACTCGTCGATTTTGTTGTTCCATTTTTTATCTGATATGCATAGAACAGCATTAAATTCATCGCATAATTCACAAATACATTCTATACAATGTGATAAATTATTTTTTTTATTTTTTGATTGAAATGTATCTATCCAGATCATTTTTGTTCTCCAAATTCTTTGATTTTATGAAATATCAAATACAATGCAGGATTTGATATGCCGTTTTTTTTATTTAAACTGTCTAGTTCATATGTGCCATTTTCAATTCTATTGAAATTATCAATGAATTTATTCATGATATGATTTCTGTCTAATGTTTTTTCGTTAAAACCCCACATTTTGTTATTTCTACTATCATCAGCATATGATATGACACTACTAATGTCTTTTAATCCATTATACTCAAAATCAAAATTAATTATGTAACCAGCAGACTTATTCAATTCATTCTTTTGAAATGAATCTATGCTGAAGTTATTTAGCTTGATTGAGTGTGAAGTGTTCATGACGCTTCTCCTTTTTTTGTAAGGTTATATTGTTAATTCTTTTAAGTTTAAATGCTCTACAAGACATGCAACGTTGTGATCATAGCTCTTCAATACATCATGCTCATAAAACATCTCAAAGTATCTGTCTTGAATGTCTGCTGAGTCATAAAAGCCTTCATCAGAGTGTGCTACAGAAAATTCTTTGTCAGAATCTCTCTTGACCAAGAAGTCTTCATTCGTTGTCATATCTCTGACCTGTATATTGAATGAAGTTTTTACTGAATCTAACTTCATTTCATATGGGTCGTAGTCATCTATATCTAATCTTTCAATGTTGATTACTTCAAAATTTCTGTAGTTTATCATGTGAATTATCCTTTTTATTTGTTTTGATTTATTGTTCTATATAATCATTGATATAAAAATTAGACCAATATTTGTCAATATTTAAAATTCTTTCAGCGCTTTCACAAATGTCAATTTTTTTATTTAAAATATGTACAGCCATTGCTTTTCTTTTATATTCTGAAGACGCAGGGTACTGAGTATCGATTAAATGAAGAGCGTCTTCATATTTGTATTCAAACATTGATTCAGCTTCAGAAATGATTCGTTTTGCATATTGTGTGAATTTTATCATTTTAAAATCTCCTTTTTTTGTTATTATTATCTATTACTTCATGATTACAGTTTAGCAGTTGATAAGTATCTTTTCAAGTTTATTTCGTCAGTAAATCTATCAATCAGCCAAAAGTCGACAAATCTTGACTATTAATCTCTAGAAATAATCAAAAACTTCATCTTATTGAAAAACACAATGTTTTCAACGGGTTATTGCAACAAAATAAAAGTTATCCACAAGTTATCCACAGGCTGATCATCTTGAGGTACGTGAAAATTCTATCTGGATTTTTTTAAATTTTTCCCTTTAAAAGCTTGACAATCTAAAAAAAAGGCGTAAAAGAGATAAAGTTATCCACAAGTTATTCACAAGTTATCCACAGCAGTGTATAGTATGGAAAGTCAAGAAAATAAAATTGAACAAAAAACAGAAAGTCAGTTAGAAAAAAGAGGGCGTGGGCGAGAGATCACATATACAGATGAAAGAGCTGATCAGATTTGTGATTTGATTAGCACACACTCTGAAAGTATTTTGACGTTGCATGAGATGTACCCAGACATTGTGCCATGCGAAGAAACTTTTTGGCGGTGGCGACGTAAATTTGATTATTTCGCAAAGGAATACGCGAAAGCTAAGCGACTGCAAAGTGATGCTAACGTTGATTCAATGATTCGCATTGCTAAAGATTGTAAAGAAAGTAGAGATGCTATTAATAAAGCTAAATTGTTGATTGATGTTTTTAAATGGGACGCTGCTAAGAGAATTCCAAAATTATACGGTGACAGAACAATCAGCGAAGTTGAACAAACAGTTACAGTGAAGTCTTCAGAAGAAGCAAGAAAAATGGATTCTGAAGAAGTAGAAAGTTGGTACAAAGATTTAATGGGATAAAAAAATGGCAGCAGTATTTGCAGCAACTGACGGAACACAATTACCAATTCTTGAATTGCCTCGCAATTATGAATATGAGGTGATTGGAGAATTTGGTCCGAGATTATCTAGAGAGACTGTTGAATACATCGGAAATACATATGAGAAGTTATATACGTACGATGAAGAAAATGGAGAAATGCTGACTGAATCAAATTGGTTATTAGTAGAAGTTTAAATGCCAATACCTTTTCCATTTAATTTTAAGAATCCTGACTACAGAGAAGTAATGCTGTGGAGGGGCGAGAGATTAGAAAGAATACGAAAAGACCCTGCAAAAATAGGGGTTTTGAAGAGATTTTATAAAGATAATCCTGCGCAATTTATTATCGATTGGGGAATGACTGAAGACCCAAGAAATCCTGAGCGCGGATTGCCGACACGAATTCCATTTATTTTATTTCCTGCACAAGAAGAATGGATTCATTGGTTACTGAAATGTTGGAAAGAACAAAAACCTGGTGTCTCTGATAAATCTAGAGATATGGGTTTGAGCTGGTTAACAACAGCGCTTGCTACAACGTTATGTTTGCACAATAAAGGATTAGAGATCGGATTTCTGTCTAGAAAAGAAGAGTACGTAGATTCAATTGGCGATCCAAAGAGTTTATTAGAAAAAGTACGAATATTTGTTTCTTTATTGCCGAAAGAATTTAGAGGTGATTGGGATAGGAGAAAAGATTCTGTACACAAGAAAATATCATTCCCACAAACAGGATCAAGAATTAGAGGTGAGGCGGGTGATGGTAGTTTTAGAGGAGATCGTTTAAGCCTTATTTTTGTAGATGAAGCTGCATGGATTCCGAGAGCGCATTTATTAGATGCATCTCTTTCTGCAACGGGAAATTGCAGAATAGATATTTCTACACCACACGGTCGTGGAAATCCTTTTGCTGATAAAAGGTTCGACGGGAAAACAGAAGTGTTTTCTCTGCATTGGACGAAAGATCCGCGCAAAGATCAAGAATGGTACGAGAAGAAATGTAACGATATCAATGATCCAATTGTTATCGCACAAGAAATTGATTTGAATTATGACGCATCGCAAGAGGGAATCGTCATCCCCAGTGCTTGGGTGCAAGCATCAATTGATGCGCATATTAAGCTTAATTTAAGTGTTTCTGGCATTAGAAGAATTGGATTTGATATTGCAGATGAAGGAAAAGATTTAAATGCCATTGTTTTGCGTCATGGATTTTTGGTTGAGCACACAGACATTTGGTCTGGAAAAGGAATTGATATTTATAAGACTACGCAGAAAACTTTCAATATTTGCGATCAGTTTAATTGTGACAGTGTGAAGTTTGATGAGGACGGTTTAGGTGCTGGTGTGAGAGGCGATGCTAACAAGATCAACTCTGAGAGAAATAATAAAGTACATTTTGAAGGATTTAGAGGTTCTGGAGAAATATCAAATAAGAATGGAGATGCGTTTGATCAGTTCAGCGATAGAACGTTAAGACCAAGCGATAAATTCAGAACGAACGAAGATTATTTTTCTAATTTGAAAGCTCAGGCGTGGTGGCAATTACGCACTAGATTTCACGAGACATATAGAGCTGTTGTTGAAGGTTTGCCGTTTGATGAGAATAAAATAATTTCGATATCTAGTTCATGTCCGAATTATTTAAAGTTGATTAGTGAATTATCTCAACCGACTTATTCTCAAAACAGTAACGGAAAGATATTGATTGATAAGAAACCAGACGGTTCTAAATCACCAAATATTGCAGATGCTTTGATGATGTGTTTCTTCGTAGATAAACAGAGAAAAGGTTTTTACAGTGTTTAAATTTCTAAACAAAATATTTAAATCAGACAAAGAAGAAAAGATTGAAAATATTGTTGATAACAGAAATAAGAATTTAAAACATTTTCACAACTACGAAGATTACGCTAAAAAATTAAACGCAATGTCTATTCAAGATGCTGCGAATAATGTTATTAATAATGTATTTGTTAGAAAGGCGAGTGATGATCTCGTTGTGACGAGTGAGCACGCGATGGATTCTAAGCAATATCGTCAAGAATTAACATCTGCGTGTGACAGTATAGAGACAGGTTGTGGAGATGGAGGAGTTAGTGCTCTTCAGTTCTCTTCGATATCATCTCCAACTTTAATCGCGTGGTACACATCTCAAGGATTTATTGGTTGGCAGTTATTAGCAATGTTAGCGCAACATTGGCTGATTAACAAAGCATGTGAAATGCCTGCGCGTGATGCGATCAGAAAAGGATTTGATATTAGTGTAAATGATGGAACTGATGTAGACCCAAAAATTATTGATGAAATTAAAAAGTTAGATCGCAAGTTTAATTTGAATAAAAACTGCGTTGAATTTGTGAAGATGGGTCGTGTATTTGGTATTCGTGTTGCGATGTTTAAAGTTGAATCATCAGATCCAGAATATTACACGAAGCCTTTCAACATAGACGGCGTAACTGCAGGAAGCTACAAGGGTATTTGTCAGATTGATCCTTATTGGATAACACCATTATTAGATATGGAATCTGCATCAAATCCTGCATCGATGCATTTTTATGAGCCGACATGGTGGCAAATTAATGGTGTGAGAGTTCATCGCACTCACTTAGTCATCATGAAGACAAGTGAAGTAGCTGATATTTTGAAGCCGATTTATTTTTATGGCGGAGTATCAATACCGCAGAAGATTTATGAAAGAGTTTATGCTGCTGAGCGTACTGCAAATGAAGCGCCGCAGCTAGCAATGTGTAAACGTACTCGTGTTGTGAAGACTGATATTGCTTCGGCATTAGCAAATCAGAATGAGTTTCAGAGAAGAATACAATTAGCACAAGCTTTTCAAGATAATTATAGCGAGAGATTCATTGACTATAACGATGAGTTTTCTCAGTTAGATACTTCACTTGCAGACTTTGATGCAGTGATGATGTCTCAGTATCAGATTGTTGCAGCAGCTGCGAATGTACCTGCAGTCAAATTATTAGGTACAACGCCAAAAGGTTTTAATGCAACAGGTGAATATGAAGAAGCGAGTTATCACGAAGAGTTAGAGAGCATACAAACAAGTGATTTGACGCCATTGATTGAACGTCATCACATGTTGCTGATTAAGTCTGTGATTTGTCCAAAATTTAATGTTCCATATTTTACGACAGAAGTATGTTGGAACACGCTTGATAGTATTACTGCAACAGAGTCTGCATTGTTGAATAAGACAAAAGCAGAAACTGCGCAGATATTAATAAATTCAGGTGCGTTATCACCGAACGATGAGCGTGAACGATTAATCAAAGAAAAAGATAGCGGGTATAACGGTATGAAAATTGAAGAAGAGAATTTAGAGATAGATGATAAATCATACACTGATTTGATTAATTCAATTAATGTACCTGCAGATATAAATAATGGCGAGCAAGAAAAGATCGGTTAAGAGACAAGATCAAATAGAAGGAAGTAAATTAAGTTACAACGTTTCTGAGCAAGAGCATTACTCATCTGAAATGAGGTCATTGTTTTCTAAATTGATCGATGAGACTGAAAAGCAAGTTTATGCATTGTTCAGAAAAGATGCTACGAAAGATTACATAGAAGAATTTAATAAAGTTGAAGATGCAAGTGTAACGAGTGAGTTCACTAGAATATTTAACAGATTAACTAAGTTCTTCAATCCATTCTTCAGCAAGAAAGCTCAAGAAATGGCTGAGCGAATGGTTAATCAAACTCTGAAGTACAGCAAGAGTTCATTGAATTTTAGTTTGAATGATGCTGCTGAAGGAGTTTCTATTAATGTTAAAGAAATGTCACCGGTTCTGAGAGAAATAATAAAAGCATCTGTTAAAGAAAATGTTGGACTGATTACATCGTTGCAGAAGTCTTATTTGGATGATGTGAACAAGACTGTTAATAGAGCTATAACACAAGGTCAGGGACTTAAAGATATTCAAGAATATTTAGGTGGAAAATTAGGAGAAAGCAATCAAGTACCGCTGAATGAAAAAGTATTAAGGCATGCTAAAAACATGGCTTTAGACCAAACAAGAAAGGTCTATAACAATGTGAATGCTGAACGGATGAAAAGTTCTGGGATTAAAAAATTTATTTGGTTGCATAGTGGTGGTGGTCAACACCCTAGGCCTGATCATGTTGCAATGAATGGTAAAGAATATAGTTTTGATGATTTGCCGGTGATTGATAGAAATACAGGTGAACGTGGAATTCCTGGACAGGCCATTAATTGCAAATGCACGATGAAACCAGTTATTGATTTTGGTGATTAAAATGCCATTAAAAACAGGTTCATCACAAAAAGTAATATCAGAGAACATAGGTGAATTGATTAATTCTGGATATCCACAAAAACAAGCAGCTGCTATTTCATACAGTAAAGCTCGCGGTAAAGATGAAATGGAAAGTAATAGAACAGAAGATATAAACGGTTGGATTGAAATAAAAGGAAATCCTATCTCTAAAGTTGGTGTATTTCCATATTCAGGTCGTCAAATTGGAAGAGCAGATTTAGATAGTGACAAAATATACTATGTTTATAGGCCTGAAGAAGAATTAAATAATGAAGAGTGTATCAATTCATTTAAGTTAGTTCCGTGGATTGATGAACACATCATGTTGGGGTCTGAAGAAGTTGGAATGACGCCTGCAGAAAAAAAGGGAATTGAGGGAGTTGTTGGTGAAGAAGTATTTTTCGAAGATGTGTATTTGAAGGCTAATATAAAGGCATTTTCTGAGTCTTTGAAAGATAGCATAGAAAATGGAAAAAAAGATTTGAGCATTGGTTATTTGTGCAAATATATTGAAGAACCAGGTGTTTATGATGGTCAAGAATATAGATTTGTACAAAGAAACATTCGTGGAAATCATCTAGCACTTGTAGATGAAGGGCGGGCAGGTAAAGACGTTGCTGTGCTCGATAAAATGATTTTTACAATTGATAGTGGGGAATTTAAAAACATGAGCACTGAAAACGTTGAAGTAAAAGCATTAACACTCGAAGATGTTGCTTCTAAACTTGATAAATTAGAAGAGATCATTGCAAAAATTGCTCAGGCAAAAATGCAAGATGAAGATGTTGAAGAGAAGAAAACATCTGATGAAGATATGACTGAGTCATCGTCTTATGATGAAGATGATGAAGAGAAAAAAGTAGTCGCTGTCGTCAAAAAAGAAGGTGAAGACGAAGATGATACTGATACTACTACTTCAGATGAAGATGAAGACAAGAAAGTAGTTGAAGTTGTTAAAAAAGAGTCAGCTATGGATTCTGCTAAATTCAAGAAAGAAGTTTTTAAACACTTCATGCAAGAGGTTTCTAAGAAAAACAAATTGGCTGATGATCTATCAAAACATATTGGTACTTTCGATCATTCTGAAAGCACACTAGAAGAAGTTGCAAAATATGGCGTTAAAAAACTTGGTTTGAAATGCAAACCAGGTCACGAGATGTCAGTGTTGTCCGGTTACATGGCTCGTGGTGTGAGCACATTACCCGCCGTCGCAATGGATAGCTATGCTAAAAAATCTAGCAACAACTTAGATTTCATCAAATCAATTTCTCAATAATAGAAGAGAGGAAAAAATGGGAATTCAAACAGTAGTTAATGTAACACAGGGTTTCGGAATAATTGGTGAACGATATGATAATTCTCCAGTTCGCTCACAACCATTCATGTTAAATTCTGCAAGCGCTGCCAATAACGTATTTGGTAGGGCATTTACAGTACTCTCCGAAGGTGTGGCTCGTGCAGGAAATCCTGGCGGCACTAATGTTTTCGCAGGAATTTTAGTAAATCCAAAATCTCATGCATTGCTTGGTTCTGCATCAAATACATTAGCAGCATCTTTAACACTTGCAAATAATGTGACTGCAGAAATTGCAAACATGGGTTGCTTCGTTGTTACTTTGCCAACCGCATCTTCACCGATTGGAAATCTTGTAATTTATGATAATACAACCGGTGTATTAGAAACGATTGCGCCTGGTGCTGATTTGCCAGTTGGAAAATCTTCTGCTTATGCAGTTGTAGATAGATTCGATATCACTTCAGGTTTAGCTGTCATTAGAATGACGACTATTCCAGAAATTCCTGTATTAGCTTAATAAAAGCGGAGATAAAACAAAATGAGTTACGAAACACAAGCAACAAAAGAAATTGCACACTATCCTGCTGCTAAAATTAAAGCATATGATGGTTTTAAATTTAAAGATGCAAATTCTTTTAAGAATTTAGATTCATTGGGAATTCATTGCGCATTTGATGTTCAAGATAGTAATAGATCATATGTTGCAACTTCATATGCAATGGATAATCTTCAAGCTCCAATTACCACACCAACCATGATAGTTCCTGTTCAATTTTTGCAAGAATGGGCTCCTGGTTTTATTCGTATCGTTACACAAGTACGTACGATCGATGAATTTATTGGTATGAGCATTATTGGTAGTTGGGAAATGCAAGAAGTTATAAAGACTACAGTAGAAGGTATTAACATACCAACAGCTTATGGTGATTATAACAACGTAAACTTTGCATCTTGGAATCCTAACTACGAACGTAGAACCATTGTAAGAAATACAAACGGTATTGACGTAACTGCTTTAAATGAAGCACGTGCAGCTCGTGGTCGTTTTAATCATGATGGTGAATTGCGTCGTTCATGCACAATCGGTCTAGAAATTCTTCGTAACATGATCGGTTTTCGCGGTTATAACAACGGATTAAATCAAACTTATGGTGTGTTGAATGATCCTAGTTTGCCTTCTTATGTAACTGTTCCAACAGGAATTTCTGGATTTACAGATTGGGCACGTAAAACATATTTAGAAATTGTGAGAGATTTAAAAAATGCTGCAGCTGCATTGATCACAAATTCTGCCGGTAATATCAAACCGTATAATGAGCCTATGGTTTTAGGTCTTGCGAATGCTGCAGTTGCACAGTTAGCAACTGTGAGTGATTTCGGAAATTCTGTGAATGATTTTATTACACAAACTTTCAAAGGCGGTTTACGAATTGTTGCAATTCCTGAATTTAATGCTGCAAACGGAGGAGCAAACGTATTCTACATGTTCCCAGAAAAATTTATGGATGACTCAACTGATGGAGGACGTATTTTTGATCAGATGGTTCAGACCAAGTTTTACAACACGGGTGTTGAAAAAACAACGAACGGTTACAAAGAGCAATATTTAAATGCAACCGCTGGTGTTTATTTGAGCCGTCCATGGGCAGTTTATAGAGCAACGGGGGTTTAAAAAATGAATTACGTTTATTCAACAATGAGTGATAGTGTTGTTTATTGTTTTTATGACGAGACTGTGCCTGTTGGTGCAAATTCTGTTATTAAACATGACATTAAAATAAACGGATGTGCAAATGTCGCTCAATTAAAAGTCTACTCAAGTGAAGGTAGTAATGTCACTTTGAAAGGTGCGTGCACTCCCGTTTCTGATGAAGACTTAGCACTATTAGAAAAAAATACCGTTTTTCAACTTCATATGACAAATGGATTTATCAAAATAGAAAAAAAAGAAAAAGAAATTGATAAAGTTGTTTCTGATATGAAAGCTGCAGATTTAGCAGCTCCTGTTACTCCAGATGAACAAGAAAAAATTCTGAAAGAGTATGAAGAGAGGGGAAGGAAAAAAATTAAATAACCATGACATACATTTTCGATGTTGATAAATTTCGCTCTATGTTTCCAGAGTATTCTAACGTAATAAAATATCCTGATGTTTTATTGCAAAGTTACTGGGACATGGCAACGTGTTATATAACACCAGAAGATGAATGTTGGTTAAATGGTTGTGGTCGTGAGAATGCGCTGTATTTAATGACAGCGCATATCACTGCAATATCAGACAACATAAAAAATAATGCAGGTGTTGGCGTAGAGAATTCAGCAACAATCGATAGAATTTCTGTTGCTATAACTCCACCCCCATTTAAAAATCAATGGCAGTATTGGTTATCGACAACCGCAAGAGGTCAGCAATTATGGGCTTTATTGCAGATAAAATCTGTTGGTGGTTTTTCAGTTGGTGGATTACCTGAAAGATCAGCCTTTAGAAAAGTTGGCGGCATATTTTGAAAGTTGAAAGAAAAACAAATAATGGCGGGTTAAAACAGCTTAAATTAAAGCTTGAAGGATTAGACAAACAACAAATAAAAGTGGGTTGGTTTGATTCTGCTGTTTATCCAAACGGTACAAAAGTAGCTTTAATTGCAGCACAAAATGAGTTTGGAAATCCTAATAAAAAAATACCGCCAAGACCTTTTTTTAGAAGCACTATCAAAGAAAAGCAAACAGAATGGAAAGAAAAATTATCTAAGATATCGACATCGATACTTGAACAAAAAATAAATATTGATCAAGGTGTTAGTTCATTCGCTTTAGTTGTAGAGGGTGACATAAAAGAAAAAATAACAAATATTAAAGAACCTGCTTTAAAAGAATCAACAATAAAGGCAAGAAAAAGAAAAATGAAAGATGGTAAGACAGTTGGAAACTTGACAAAGCCTCTTGTTGAAACTGCACATATGTTGAATACAGTAACTCACGTAATTACTAAGAAATGAGCATAATACTTCGAAGAAATTTATTATTAAGCGCGTTTAATTTAATAGATAGACAAACAATTAATTATTACAAATTTAATAATAGAATTTTAAATAGTGTTGGTCAGTGGATTTCTGAATATGACGAACCAATTGAAATACAAGGCAGTTTACAGCCTGTTCCACGATCATTATACGAACAATACGGATTAGATTTCCAGAAAGACTATTACAATTTTTTTGCATTATCGGACGTGATGGATGTTGAAAGAGAAGTGTCTGGTGATCAATTAGAATTTTTAAATAATCGATATCAAGTCAATTCAAAAGTTGCGTGGTATTCGATTGATGAGTGGGTTCAACTACTTTGCATAAAGATAACAAATGCTTGATAACGAATTGATATTGTTATTCAGACCATTACTCATAAATGGTTTATCAAGTGCAGGGTTTAATAATGTAGTTGTTCAACAGGGATATCAGCCGACAGCGCAAGGTGTGCCGGTTGATGCAGTTGTTTCATTTTTCAAAATTGGTGATCACAGGTTCGGCACTAGATCAAACAATACTGTTTATGATTTAGATGAAGAAGAAATGATCACAACTGAAATACAGATATACGAAACAACGTTTCAAATATCTGCATTGTTGAGACAAATACCGACTGACATATCATTTACTGCATCTGACTTGGTCAATGAATGCGCAAGAATAATGAATACTCAAAATACTGTTGATGCATTGAATGAAAATAGTGTTGGTGTATTAAGAGTGAGTGAAGTAAGAAATATCTATTTTAAAGATGATAGAGATCAGAACGAAGCATCTCCATCTTTTGACTTTGTATTAACACACAAGAATATTTACAAAACAACAGCACGCATATCAACCGGCGTTAAATTTAACATTTACAGGGTTTAAAAATGGCTATTTCTTTTAACAAATATATTGATATTACATCGGGTGTTGGTGGCACTTCAAATATTGGTCAGCGTAGTTTGTCTGGTCGAATATTCACTGTGAATCCATTAATACCAACAAATACAATTATAGAATTCACAAGCGCGGAAGATGTTGGTGTTTATTTTGGCACTACATCTGAAGAGTATAAACGTGCTGCAAATCCTTATTTCAGTTTTATCAGTAAAAATATTACTGCTGCAAATTTGATTAGTTATAACTTTGCACCGATTGTTGCAACTGCGCCAAGAATTTTTGGTGATCGTTCTGACAAGTCTTTGACTGCATTACAGTTCATAGCAACTGGGGCAATAAAATTAACTTTAGGTGGTGTTGAACATACGTTGACTGGTATTGATTTCACGACCGCTTTGAGTTTGGCTAACGTTGCGACAATTTTACAAGCAAAAATAAATGCAGAATCTGGTGCTATGTGGACTGCAGCAACTGTCACTTATGACGCGACCAGAAAAAGTTTTAATTTAGTTGGTGGTGTGACAGGTGATGCAAATGTGAGTGCAGGTTTGGCAGGCGCAGGTCAAGAGATATTAAATTTAATTGGTTGGGGTACACCTGTCGGTGACGGTAGCGGTACTATATTTTCAGATGGTTCTGCAGTAACAACGATCACTGAAATATTAACTGAGTCTGCAGATCAATCTGATAATTTTGGTTCTTTCTTATTCACGACATCTTGTGCATTGAATTTGTCTCAATACACAGAAGCAGCCCAGTGGACTCATTTACAAAATATTAAGTTCAAGTTTATGGTTCCTATTTTGCCTGCAAATACAAATACATGGCACGACGCACTCATCAATTATAGTGGTGTTGTGATGAGCTATTTGCCAACTGCATATACTGGCGAATATCAAGAAATGGCAGATATGACTATTTTAGCTGCGACTAACTACAATAGATTGAATGCTACTCAGAACTACATGTATCAAACTAATTTTCCATTTACGCCGACAGTTTCTGATACAGCAACATCCAATACATTAGATGCATTGAGAATAAATTATTTTGGTGTTTCTCAAACAGCAGGAACTCAATTTGCATTTTGGCAGAGAGGTTATATAAACGGAACATCGACTGCACCTTCAGATTCAAACACATTTGCAAATGAGCAGTGGTTAAAATCTGCTGCTAGTTATGAATTAATGAACTTGATGTTGGTATTGCCAAAGATTTCTGCGAACACTCAAGGTCTTACTCAAGTCATTGCAGTATTACAAAACGTGATTAATCTTGGTTTGCGTAATGGCACTATCAGTGTTGGAAAGCCTTTAAATCAATCACAAAAATTATTTATTTCTAATATCACAAATAGTGAAACTGCCTGGTATCAAGTTCAGAGTATTGGTTATTGGCTCGGTGCTGCGATTGTTCAAGTCGGACTTGATTACGAAATACAATACACTTTAATTTATAGCAAAGATGATGTTATTAGAAGAATTGAAGGTTCACACGTTCTAATCTAAGAGAATAAAAAAATGACAAATGAAATTTCAGTTTTTGGCGGAACAATACGACTAGTTGCATCTTCGACATTTCCTGCGGGTATTACAGTAACACAATTTACTGATGACATTGATGCATGGGATATTCCAGAGGTTATTATTGCTGAATGCACTATGGGTCCAAATGGTGATATGTTGACCTGGGGTAAAGCTAATATTATCCCTATAAAAATAGGAATAATTCCATTTTCTGATGATGATGTTAATTTGTCTATTTTGTTAAATGCTAATAGACCACAACAAGGTAAATTGCCCGTTAAAGATAATATCACTATGACATTCTCTTATCCTGACGGAAATTTTGTAACTTTCATAAATGGTAAAATTGTTTCTGGTATGCCAAAACCAGGCGCTGCTAGTTCTGGCCGATTAAAAAGTAATTCGTACGGATTTAATTTCCAGGGTGTTGCATAATGAAAAATTACGAATCATTACTTAAACCAGTTGAGATTGAAGTTGAAGGAAAAACATTTTGCATTTCTAGATTTACTGCAACAGATGGACGTGAAATTGTCAGTAATTATTTTTCATCTAATGTTCCAAAAATTGGAAATTACAAGGTAAGCAAAGAAACAATGCTTAAATTAATGTCTTTTGTTGCTGCTAAAAACAGTGAAAGCAATTATGTTGTTTTGCAAAATGAAACACTAGTAAATAGTTTTTTGAATGATATGCAAAGTCCATGGGAAGCTCTTGGTAAAATTGAAATTGAAATGCTGAAATATAATTGCACTTTTTTTCAGAACGGGCGAATCTCGACTTTCTTAGGAGATATCGCCCTGATTTTACAACAGAAGAGTTCAGAAATATTGACCCCCTTATTGGAAAAATTATTACAGAAGGGCGAGCAACTTTAAATGAATTGAGAACAATATATAGTTTAGAAGACGCAATGGATTTATATGAATCTTGTGTTGTTCCACAATTTAACGAATATTTAGCTTACGAGCACGCAAAGAAGAAGAGCAAATAATGTCACTACTTGATGCTTTTTACATATTATTTCAAAGCGATGCTGATAAAACATCTAAAGATGTTGATAAGTTAAACACATCATTAAAACAGACAGAAAATGTATCTTCACAATTATCAGGAAAATTTAATGGTGTTGTTAAATCGTTATTAGGAATTGGAGCTGCAGTATTTTCAGTATCTGCTGTGCTTGCAGGAATTTCTTCATCTAATACATATGCTGATGAACTCGGAAAATTATCAAAAAGACTGAATATCAGTGTTACTGATTTAGATGCATGGAGTTCTGCTGTTGAAAAAAATGGAGGTAGTGCACAGTCTTTTCAAAGTACACTTAGTTCATTAAATGAAAAATTCGCAAGTGTTGGCAGATACGGACAAAACACAACTCAGTATTTGTTGAGAGTTTCTTCAGCGATGGAAAGAATGAGTTCAGTCAGAGCTCAGAATTTTGGAAAGTCTTTAGGTCTTGATGAATCAACAATTGATTTATTGAGCAGAGGTAGAAAATCAGTAGAAGAATTAATCAATAAACAAAAAGAATTATCAGAGATAACAAAAAAAGATACTGAAATTGCAAGAAAATTTAAAGAACAATGGCATGATACAACAAAATCTTTAAGTGGAGTTTTCACTGGTGCTAATTCTTATTTGATTCCTTTTTTCACTAAAGTATTAAAAGTATTTGAAGATTTTGCAAATTTTCTTAGAAGACACAGAGGAATAGTTGAAGGTGCACTTATAGCAATAGGATCAGCATTAGGATTTTTTGCAGTAAGATTAGCTTTGGCGAGTCTACCTTTAACTTTAATTACTGCTGGAATTATACTTTTAGGATCAGCATTCTCTCTTGCATATGACGATATAAAAACTTTTATTGAAGGTGGAGATTCGTTGTACGGAAGATTGATTACAAAATATCCTGTTATACATGAAATAATAAAATCTGTTGGAGAACAGATAAAAAATTTCTGGGAAACATTGAAATGGAGTGTTGGAATTGTAAATGAAGCTCTTGTAAAAACATTTGAAGTTTTGTTGGGATGGTTAAGCAAAATTGCAAAAGCAACAACAGAAATGATAAAAGGAATAAAAGAAGCAGCCGGGAAAGTTGGTGATTTTTTTAGTGTGAAAGATTCTAAAACTGAAAATGTTATGAAATCTGTGCAGGATGGACAAGTGATATTAAAGAATATATCTGAAAGTCCAATAAGCTCACAACCATCAACTACAATGATGAGTAATATGTTAAGTAATTCAAATAAAAATATTACTACAAATGTTGGAGATATCACAATAAACACAAATGCTTCTAGCTCTGAAGATATTGCAAAAACTTTTGATGATAATTTAAAGAAGCAGATTATAGAAGCGAATAATAATTATACTGATGGATTATTAGCGTAATGGCAATAGAGAGAGGTGCTTCATTAATATCTGCGTATTTCCCAAGCTTTACGAATGATGTGCTTGGTGTTTATAACAAAGATTTTAATCAAGTATTTAGAAATGCTAGAGCGATTAAAGCTTATATAAAGCCAAATTCAAAAGTGATGGATCATCCGATCGAAGATGGTAGCGTTATAAGTGACCATAGCATTTTTAATCCGATTGAAATTGAGTTGCTTTTAATATTATCAGATTCTGATTATAGAGATGTTTATGAAGAGATAGAAAACATCTATGAAAATAGGGAATTAGTAACAGTAAAAACATTTGCTTCTAGTTATGAAAATCAAGTGATATATGATATATCACATGAAGAAAGTAAGGATTTATTTGATGCATTGTCTATGACAATGAAATTGAGACAAGTTCTTTTTGTAAAGCCTCAATTTTCAACTGCTCCTAAAAATCCTAAAAACTCTAGAACTGTTGATAGAGGAACTCAAATAGCAAAACCAAAAGAGTCAGGAATTATAGAAATAAAAAATTATTTTTCTGGAAAAAAATAATATATATGCAACTATTAAATATAGATATTATACCTAATCAAAAATTTTCATGCACATTAGATGGAAATTTTTATGATATAGCTATCAAAGAAACTAATAATTGTATGAGTTGTGATGTATCAAGGAATAATGAAATTATAATATCAGGATCAAGAATAACAGCAAATGAATTTTTATTACCTTACGAATATTTAGAAAATGAAATGGGAAATTTCTTTATGCTCTGTCAGAACAATGATATTCCGTATTTTGACATGTTTGGCAGAAGTCAGTTTTTGTATTTTTTATCTAATGATGAAGTGAGAGAAGTTCGTGCAGGAATTTGACCCTAGAATTATAGAGCTAAGTATTGAAGTTGATGGTGTCATCAAGACATATACTGACTTGTATATAAAAGCATCTGGTTCTAAATTCGCGAATGCAAATCAGAACACATGCAATATACAAATAGATAATTTAACAAAAAACACGCGTGATTATATATTAACTGAGACTTCTCCGCTCAATAGAAACAGAAGACAAAAAAGAGTTGTGTTGAAAGCTGGAAGAAAATCGTATGGAACTTCAGTTGTATATTCTGGAAACGTTGTTGAGTCGACACCATCACAACCACCAGATATTGGATTATCATTAAAATGTTTGACTGCATTTTTTTTTCAAGGAGAAATTATTAAAACGAATCAGAGCAGCCAAACAAAATTATCTGATATTGCAGGGCAGGCTGCTAATAGTATGAATTTAGGCCTTAATTTTCAGGCTAAAGATATAAGTGTTGGAAATTATACATACTCTGGATCAGCATTAAGACAAGTCGATAAAATAAATAATTTATCATCCGCTAATGCTTTTATAGATGATGATATGTTAATAGTGAAAGATGCAGATAAACCTTTAACGAATATTATTACTTTAGTGAATGCAGAATCGGGAATGATTGGAATACCTGAAATTACAGAGCGCGGTGTAAAAGTTAAATTCTTATTAGACAACAAAACAAGAATAGGCGGAACAATAAGGGTTAATAGTAAAATAAATCCAGCAGCTAATGGAGATTATACTATTTACAAATTAGATTTTGATATCGCAACAAGAGATACACCGTTTTATTATACAGCTGAAGGTATGAGACCATTTTTATGAGTAATGCAATTCCTTCTATTGATCCATCTGATTTACATACGTTAACAGGTATGTTGAGGAATATAGTTGGAAAAGCCATTCAAGGAATGGATTGTATGTTGCCCGCGCAGGTTATTTCATTTGATAGAAATGATCCGAATCGTGTACAAGTACAACCACTCATTATGCAAATTGATACAAATGGTCAGACAGTATCACGTGGTCAGATAGCAAGCATACCAGTTTTGCAGTTAGGTGCAGGCGGAGCTTTTATAAATTTTAATTTGAAGACTGGAGATTTGGGTTGGATAAAATCTAACGATAGAGATATATCTATTTTTTTGCAATCTTATTCTGAGTCAGGACCTCAAACTTTTAGAAAAAAAGATTTTTCAGATTCTGTTTTTATACCTGATGTGATGCGTGGATATACGATTGATGAAGAAGACGCAGAAAATATGGTGATTGGTACAGTTGATGGGAATGTTAAAATATCAATAGGTACAGAAAAAATAAAGATAAAAGCGCCAACAGTTGAAATTGAATCTGAAAATATAGAGTTAAATGCAAGTTCTGGAATTTTAGCAACAACACCTTTGTTTAGAGTTGTTGGTGAAATAAATGCAAGCGGAAATATAACACCAAATGTACCGTAAAAATGGCTATCGGATTAAGACTAAATAGTAATAGAGATTTGTATTTAGATTCTGATGGAAATATTGCGACGACATCAGGACTGTCAACTGTTGTTCAAAATTGTGAGACAGCTGCAAGAACTCAGCTTGGTGAAATGATATTTTATGTAAATAACGGCATGCCAAATCAACAAGTCACATGGATTGGTCAACCGAGATTACAACAATTTGAAGCATCTTTAAAAAGTATATTATTAAACGTTGACGATGTGACTGATGTTTCTGGAATGTCTACTCAGATCATTGATAACGTTTTATTTTATTCAGTTAACATATTAACGACATTTGGTTCGAGCGTGTTAAATGGCAGCATATGATTATATAAATTTGACAGGCGTCATAGTGCCAGATGCTACTGATCAATTAGAAGAAGTTCAACAAGAATATAAAGATGCATTCGGTGATCAATCATTAGTTGTTACACCAGATACACCTCAGGGCGTTTTGATTACAGCAGAATCTTTATCAAGAATTGGAATAGCTAGAAATAATGCATTATTAGCGAATCAAATTAATCCAAATTTTTCTGGTGGAATATTTTTAGATGCGATTTGGGCGTTAACTGGCGGATCAAGACTATCTAATACACACACAACAGTTAATGTTGTAATGACAGGAGTTCCAAATACTCTAATAACATCTAACGTTAGAATAAAAGGATCTAACAATTTTTTATTTAGAATATCCGCGCCAATTAATTTATCTGCTGCAGGTACTGCAACTATAGACTTTATAGCTGTTGACCCAGGTCCAATACCAGCATTAGCAAATTCATTGACACAAATTGATGTTGGTGTATTGGGATTAGAAACAGTTAATAATCCAGGCCAAGGAATTTTAGGAACACTAGAAGAATCAGATGATGATTCAAGAAAAAGAAGAAGAAATACGCTTGCGCTGCAAGGTAGTGCAACTTTGTTATCAGTGACATCAGGATTATACGATACAGAAAATGTTATTAGTCTTTCTTCATTAGAGAATGTAGAAAACACAGTTGAAGTCATAGAAAATGTCACAATGAACGCACATTCATTGTATGTGTGCGTTGATGGTGGAACAGACTCTGATGTTGCAAATACAATATTTAACAAAAAAAGTGGTGGATGCAATTATACGAACGGTGCATCATCTTTGCCAGTTGACTTTGATATTCAGGGACCGTCTGGTGTTATTTATACAGTAAAATTTGATAGGCCTGATGAATTACAAGTTTTAATTAGAGTCACTGTTCGTTCAAACGGATTTGCAGTGAATCCTACTGCTGCTGTAAAACAAGCTGTTTTAGATTATGCGTATGGTAGATTGCCTGGTCAAAATGGTTTAGTCGTTGGTGCTTCAGTATCAGTATTTGAAATTGCAGGGGCTATTAAAATACAAATACCGCAAATTGATGTTGTTCTCGTTGAGAGTACATTAGCATCAGTGATTGATTATGATACTGCAGAAATACCAATTGAAGTATTTGAAAAAGCAGTCATATTAAATGAATCATCAGTGACAGTGATTGTATTATGAGAATACAAGCATTTGATTTTAATGTTAATTTATTAGCTTCTATTTTGTGGCAGTACAATGAAGCAGAACATTTACAGGCTTTGTTGAATTACAAGCAAGTTTGGTACAACACAAATCAAACAGAATTTTGGACAAATTGGTATAACGATGTATTTAATTTACAAACTGCGAATGAATTTGGTTTAAGAGTATGGTCAATCATACTTGATTTGCCGCTTCAAAATGATTCTGAAAATAATGACAAACCTATTTTTGGATTTAGCTTTTATGATCTTATTGTAAATTTTACAAGAGGAAATTTTGCATCGAATGGTGGATTGGGTCTTGATATTGATGAATTAAGAATATTGCTTCAATTAAGATATTTTAGATTGGTAACAAATTGTTCTATACCAGAAGCAAATAGATTTTTTAATTTTGTTTTTAAAAAGTTTCCAGGATCTGCATATTTATTAGACGGAAATATGTCTATTACATTTGTATATACATTTCCAATTAATCCAACATTATTAAATGCGATAAGAACATTTGATTTGGTTCCACGTGGAGCTGGAGTAAAAGTAAATTACGTGAGTGGCCTTGTTGATGTTTTTGGATTTGGAGAAAATCATTTGAATTTTACGCGCGGACAATTCGCGCAACCACTATAAATATAGGGTAAAAACATGACTTATGTAGCAAACAAATTTTTCGTAAATCCTTTTGCAGTTGCTGGTGATGTACAGACAATTCCAGAAACTGTTCAGCCGTCAGGTGCTGTTAGCTATCCTCAGGGTTTTACTTCTAAATATGATTTAGACCCAATTGTTGATCCATCTGCTTTGAATGTTCCAAGACTTGAAACTAATCAAGCATTACTAGATGTAACAACATCCTTGAAACAATATCAAGTGAATGGAACTCCGAATTTTATTACAACATCTGATAATTTAGGAACTCCGTTTGTTTACACAAAAGGTTCTCGCGCATTATATAATCCTGGTTCTGGATTAAAACCATATATTTCTCTTGCAGATTCCAATACTGATTTACCTTCTGTTCAGACAAAATGGGTATATGATGATTTAAATATTCAAACCATGAGGACAAGTGAGTATGTCACTTATGTTTCAACTGGAACTCCAAACGCTTTAGTTGTAAATCCAACGATTACATATCCGACGTTAATTCCAGGAACTAGCATAACGGTTATTGCGAATGCTACAAATACAGCAGCTTCTACTTTATCAGTAAATGCTTTTGGCGCTATTGATATAAATGTTGGAACACCGACAGGTCTTGGACCTTTGTCTGGTGGAGAAATGATCGATGATGGTATTTATGATTTTGATTATAACGGAACTGTTTGGATTTTAAAAAATCCAACATTGTCTACGAGTTTATATGGCGCATCTGTTTATACAGATACTAATATACCGGTTACAGGCGCAAATACTCCCGTAAAATTTACAGCAAATCAAACAAATTGGGATACAAATGGTTTGTGGGATAATATTAATAAAAGATTTATTGTTGGTAAATCTGGATTTTTTGATCTTAATTTAAACATTTTAATGGGAGGAGCTGGATCAACAATAGCTTATCCCGTTATTTATAAAAGTGGTTCTCCAGCATTTAGATTATCAGAAATAACATCAACAGGAGATATTTGCGTAGTAGGAACAGTTAAAGATTTTGCATCATCTCCTACAGATTATTATGAATTATTTTTACTTTCAAATGGTTCTGCAAGAACTGTAATTGCAGGTTCAGGTCAAAGATTTCAAATTACATTTTCTGGAAAATAGGAGAAAGTAAATGGCTGAAACATTTATGGCTTCTGATGGAACTCAGCTTCCAATATTAGAATTATTTAGAAATTTTGAACATGCTCAATTTATGGATTTTGGTATTAGATTAATGAGAGAGACAGTTGATTATGTTGGAAATACATATGAAAAGCTTTATGAATATAATGTAGATAATGGTTTAATTTCTCATGAATCAAATTGGTTGCTTGTTGAAGCACCTATGTTTTTCAATGTTGTTACGATAGATGGAAATCCTGTTGTAACAATTGGTAATAATCAAGTTGTTGCTTTATAAAAAAGAGACTATAAAAAAATGGAAAGCAAAAGATTAAAAGATTTTCCCGCTAAAACTACGCCTGTTTCTAATGATATTGTTTATATTGGAAATTCAGAAAATTTAGATACTGAATCTAAATGTACTATCTCTCAAATATCAGATGCTATTTTTAGTGAACCATTGTCACCAGAAAAAGGCGGAACAGGCACTGATAATGGAGAATTTCTTTTATCATTAGAAGGTAATTTTTCCACATGGGGTCCATCAGCTGAAGTTCCTGCAAATTTGATTTTTAGATTGAGTGCAGATTCAAATGTTATTTTACCGCCAGGAAATTCTTCTTTGGTTTCTAACGGGATGTCTGGTGTTCAATTTAATGACTTGCAATTGAGATCATCAACAGCACCTTTAGTTTTTAGCACTTCAGGTTCCGAAAACGCAACGGTTATAAATTATGTTTCTACAGCTGGTACAGGCCCTAGGAATTGTATTATACCTGATATTGGTGAAGATGGAACTTTCGCAATTGTAAAAAATTCTAATGAACAGTTAACTCAAAAAAGTTTTGGAGCTGATTCTAATGATGCATCAATAACAATTGATGGTGTAGTAAAAAACGCAAAATTTATTAGTTTATCTCAAGATGAATATTCTACTTGGTTTTCAGAGTCTTATTCTTCTGATCCAAGTGAAAATTTAACATCATTAAATTTATTCAGGGCAAGGGGAACGAAAGAATCTCCTGAGCCTGGTTCGGATGGAGACAGCATAGGTTCTATTTCATTTTCAACATTTTGTATTGGTGATATTTATTCTTCTGGTGCAAACATTTCAGCTAAATTAGAAGGGACAGCAATTGGTACAAGCGCGCCAATGAATTTAATTTTGAATGCATTTGATAATGTTGGAAATTCTTCATCAGCAGAATTTCATTCGAATGGTAATATTAATTTTATTAATCAAGGAGATGATTCAGATTTTCAGTATAATGGAGTAACATTAGTATTTAAAAATACAGTAAATACAACCTTTTCTGGAATATATTCATCCCCAATCGATTCAAGTTTTTCATTCATGAGGCAAGGACAAAAAATTACTTTGAGTTTGCCAGAAATAATTTCTCTTGCATCTACATCAGATTTTATTTCAAGCACAATAAACTTGCCGCATGAAATAAGACCATCTTCTGATAGAGTGTTTTTGATATATGGTTGGGATAATGGTGATGGTAGAACATGCAGGCTAAATATAAAAGCAGATGGAACTATTACAATCTTCGCCACTCTTGATAATGATAATTTTAGCGGAACTGGTCAGTCTGGTTTTTTTGCAACAGATATAACATACATAATGTGATATAATTATTTTTTAATAAAATGCATGATTCACAATTAGAATTATTAAAAAGTATAATAGATGAACATTCAAAAAATATTGAATATCTTAGAAATAGCAAATATGAAATCACGAATAATCTTATTGTTGTTACTGAAACCATGAAAAGATTTAATCATGATTTAGAGTCTATAGTTATTTCATGCACTAAATTATCTGAAAAAATAGATGAATTTGTAAAAAAGAATCACGAAATAGAACTACAGATTCAAGAGTTTTTGGTAAGACGCGCTATTTTTTCTAAAATAATAAAAAAATCTCCGCGGTTCTTTACTAGTGTTATCGTTTTAGGCTCTGTTATTTATCTTGCAATTGATAGCAAAAGCATGCATGAATTTCTTAAAAGTATAAAAAACATATTATCTTGATTATGATAGATTGGGCCAATCCTAAACATAAAATCTCTAAATACTTCACGTTAAAAGAAGCATTGTATTTGCCGACATGGAATAGAATGGCTACTGAAGAAGATGGATTGAATGAACCTGTTAAAATAAATTTATTGCGTCTGTTTAATAAAATGGATGAAGTCAGGGAATTTTTGGGGAAACCAATTTATGTGCATGTTGCTTACAGACCTGCAGAATATAATGCATTAGTTGGTGGTGCGCCGATGAGCGCACACGTATCTGGTAAAGCGGCTGATTGGGATTGTAGAGAAGACTGTGATTTAACGAGAGAAAAATTATTGCCAGAATTGTATAGGCTTGATATGCGAATGGAAAACAAACCAAAATCAAATTGGGTGCATTTAGATACTGCTCATGTAAGACCTGGCGCAAATAGATTCTTTTATCCATGAATAAATTGAAAAAATTTTACAAAAAATATAAATCTAAAATTTCTTGGTCTTTTTTAAACCTATTTGTTATTACTTTTACGCCGTGGAAAATTAGAAAATTCGCAGATTCTGTTGTTGCTGCATGCATATTCGCACAGCCATTCACAATACTAAGTAAACATGACAATCTCGGTTATTGTATTTTAATCGCTGCAATGATCGGTAAATTTTTATCTGATTTGTTTTCAGAAAAAAAAGAGGAATGATATGTTTAATATATTAAGTCCATTTTTAAAATATTTTTCAATTGTGTTGATAATTTCATCACTTTCATTTAATTACATTCAATACAACAGAATACAGATATGTTCATTGAAAGTATCTTCTTATGAACAACAAATTAATCAGTTAGAAAAAGACTCAAAAGAAGCTAAAATAAAAGCTGAAAAAGCTAAGAAAGAAGCAGATGCAGCACTGATAAAATCAAAGAAGAATTCAGAAAAAATAATGGCTTCTTATGTTCCTAAAGATTGCTCAAAGTCTATCATGTGGGGTATTGATCAAGTGAAGTTCATTAAATAAATATCAATCATATTAATTTCACTAAAAAAATAATTTGAAAATTTTATAACATGCAAAAATCAATGCAGGAGGAACAATAGAACAAATAAATATGTTCAAGAGAGCACCTTCATTATCATCTACATGCGCGCACATACCACAAAAAAGTCCAATCATAGCAGAAGAAATAAGCACAATCATTAGGAATGATGATCCTTCTTTAGGATAAATTATATTTATACATTCTGAATATTGTTTAGATTCTTGAATGGTGGCTGTTTTAGAATCAAAACTATGGATATATGATTTGCATGCTATATTTTTAGCATCTGCTGACTCAGATATTGCCAAGGATGATATTGCTAAAGATGTTGCGTCCATAATATTTTATTCTCCGATTTTATTTTCAAATTTTATTTTTTCTTTAAACTCTTGTAGCCACTCAAAGACAATTCTTGATATTGTGTTATTTTCTGGAGTATCACCTGCACTTATAGCCAAGAAGAATCTCTCAATAGGTCTATTAGAATCTCTCATGTCGAATTCTCCATCAAATCTTCCAGATTTCTCTATAGTTCCACATAAACAAGCGCATTCACCTTCATATGTTGATCCATTTATTTTTCCATCTAAGATAGACTTTTCTAATAATTCAATTTCAGGGATTGCTTGATTTATAACTTCATAGAAATCTTCTTTTATTTTGCTTAAATCAGCCCGGATCAGATTTTTATATTCAATTTTTGCGTCTCTAAATTCTGTGCAGGTTAAATCTGCATTTGTTAAGTCTGAATCCATTAAATTTGCGCGTCCTAAATACGTGTTACACAATTTTGAATTGCTCAAGTCTGCATTTTTTAAGATTGAATTGCTCAAGATTGCATATCGCAAGTCTGCATTTCTCATGTCCGCATGTCTCAAATTTGCATGACTCAAGTCTGCACTACTCATGTCCGCATATTTCAAGTTTGCATGACTCAAGTCCGCATTACTCAAGTCTGTATGACGCAAGATTACATGATTCAAGTCTGCATCACTCAAGATTGCATGATTCAAGTTTGCATGATTCAAGATTGAATCGTTCAACATTGCATATCTCAAGTCTGCATGACTCAAGTCTGCATTACTCAAGATTGAATCGTACAACATTGCATCACTCAAGTCTGCATCACTCAAGTCTGCATTGCTCAAGTCTGCATAGCTCAAGTCCGCATTGCTCAATTTTGCATTGCTCAATTTTGCATATCTCAAGTCTGCATCACTCAAGTCTGCATCACTCAAGTCTGCATTGCTCAAGATTGCATTTCTCAAGTCTGCATCACTCAAGTATGTATTGCTCAATATTGCATTTTTTAAAGAATCTCCAACATATTCAAATATGACATCACCTGAAATCCTTGATTTGATTTGTATAGTCATTCTTTTATTTCTCCTTTTTATTTTCTCATTTCATTTTTAAATTCTTGTAACCACTCTAGAACTATTCTTGAAACTGGATTATTGCCCGGTGTATCACCTGCACATATAGCCAAGAAGAATCTTTCAATAGGTCTATTAGAATCTCTCATATCGCATTTTTTACCAAATCGACCAGATTTCTCTATAGTTCCACACAAACAAGCGCATTCCCCTTCATACGTAGATCCATTTATTTTTCCTTCTAAGATAGACCTTTCTAAAAAATCAATTTCTGGTATCGCCTGATTTAGCACTTTATAATAATCTTCTTTTATTTTATTTAAATTCGCCCGGATCAGATTAGCATAGCTCAAGTCTGCATATCTCAAGTTTGCATAGGTCAAGTCTGAATTTTTTAAGTCTGCGATCAAGTTTGCATATCTCAAGTCTGCATATCTCAAGTTTGCATTGCTCAAGTCCGCATATTTCAAGTTTGAATGACTCAAGTCTGCATTGCTCAAATCTGCATTGCTCAAGTTTGCATTGCTCAAGTCTGTATTGATCAACTTTGCATTTTTTAAAGAAAATGCATCATATTCAAATATGACACTTCCAAAATTATTTCTAATTTTTATCATTTTTTATTTTCTTTTTTCAACACCTGTTTTTTAACTTTTTTTATAGGCTTTTTAACAACTGAACTTTTGGAAGGTTTTTTATCTTTATGTAATTTATTTTGTTGTATTGATTTCTTTTTGTTGTTATTATTTTCATTTTTTGTATTCGAATTGACGTGCACATCATCTTCAAGTTCAATCATATTTAAAATATGAATATTACCTTCAATATTTATATCTGAATCTTTAAGATCTGATTTTATTAAAGATTTGATTTGCTCAATAGATGAAAGTTTTTTATCGTGTGGACTTGTACTATAAACAGTTGCAGATGAAAAAACAGGATTACAGTTTTTACCAACGAAAAAAAATGTTACTTCTGTTGCGTATATCATAATTACTCCTAATTTATTAATTTATTAATGACATCTACTAAAATAGCAGCCACTGAAAACCCAATGACAGAGCCAAACAAAAAAACATAAATTATATTCTTAAATTTTAAGTTCTTATTAACAAATTTTTGAATCGTTAAATTAATCATAAAATCCTCCTTAATTTTTAATATGAAAATAATAATACTGATAATCTTGTTGTTTTTTATTGTTAGCTGCTCTTCTATGACCAAACAAATCTCTTACGATTGCCCAGATATTGACTTGCCTGAAGCACCTGAATTGCCAATATATTCTTTGACACCATCATCTACACCAGATTTAGTAATGAAATCTTATGTCGCGTCTGTTGCAATGATGAAACACTGGCAAGAAGCAGTAATAAAACAAATCAATTCTGTTAATGATTAAATAATATTATTCAATAATGCCTCTTATCATATATCCTTTATTCTGTTCTATAATTCTTTCAAAAATTTCTCTTCTGTAAACAGAAATATTTTTAGGGGCATTGATCAAAATTTTAGAAATAAAATTATTAGAATTAATTACAGTAATTTCAATATCATTATTTCCTATTATTATAGACTCTCCCTTCCTTCTAGTCACAAGAAGGCTTCCCAATTCTTTTTCCATTATTCTTCATTCTCCAATTTTTTATATCTTTCAATAAAGTTATTTACCTCTTCTCTTTCAGAAGAGCTAATCGATTTCAATAGTATATAATCTTTAGGATATTTTGATCTCAATCTTTTATATCTGTCATGTATTCTTGTTAACTCTTCGAAAAAATAATCCATATCATCCTCCATTTTTAGAATGGTATTTCATCATCAATAAAACTATCTGAAGATTTATTAGTGTTATATTTTTCTTCTAGTTCTTTTTGGTCTTTTTTTGGAATGAAATAATGAACAATTGATCTTTTTGTGATTTTTCCTTGATAAGAATTTTCTTGATGTTTTGTTTTAATAAAACCAGTATTTCCAATAAACAAAGACTCATCGTGCTGAGTGCTTAATTTTTCAAACATTTCAGGCTTGCCAACACATTCCCAATATTTTTTTACATGATATGCATTTGCAGATGTAATGTGTATTGCATGTTCCCATGCGCCACCATTTTCATCTATTACATGCAGTGTAAGTACTATTTTTGGAACACTCTGCGTGGATTCTGTTTCTCTAGTCATACCCTCAGGACAAGAAACGGTTGTGAATTTATAGATACCCTCTGGCAATATCTCATTTTGTTTTTTTTCTTTTTCTTCTATTTCTGAAACACTGTATTGAAATGGCATTTTTATTCTCCGATTTTATTTTCAAATTTTATTTTTTCTTTAAATTCCTGCAACCAATCAAAGACAATTCTTGAAACTGGATTATAGACCGGTGTATCACCTGCTCTTATAGCCAAGAAGAATCTTTCAATGGGTCTATTAGGATCTCTCATATCGCATTCATAACCAAATCTCCCAGATTTTTCTATTGTTCCACACAAGCAAGCGCATTTCCCTTCATACGTCGATCCATCTATTTTTCCCTCTAAAATAGACTTTTCTAAAAAGTCAATTTCAGGGATTGCCTGATTTAGAACTTCATAGAAATCTTCTTTTATTTTGCTTAAATTAGCTTTGATCAGATTTTTATATTCAAGTTTTGCGTTTCTAAATTCTGTGCCGGTTAAATCTGCATTTCTCAAATTTGAACCCATTAAATTTGCGTCTCCTAAATACACATCACTCAAGTCTGCATTGCTCAAGTCTGAAAGTCTCAAGTTTGCATGGCTGAAGTTTGCATGACTCAAGTCTGCATTGCTCAAGTTTGCATTACTCAAGTCTGCAATGCCCAAGTATGCATTGCTCAAGTCTGCATAGCTCAAGTCTGCATTTGTTAAGTTTGCATTGATCAAGTCTGCAATTCTCAAGTCTGCATGACTCAAGTTTGCATTGCTCAAGATTGCATTGCTCAAATCTGCAATTCTCAAGTCTGCATTACTCAAGTTTGCATTGATCAAGATTGCATTGCTCAAGTCTGTATTTGTTAAGTCTGCATAGCTCAAGTTTACATCTATCAAAATTGCATTTTTTAAAGAATCTCCAGGATATTCAAATATGACATCACCTGAAATTCTTGATTTGATTTGTATAGTCATTCTTTTATTTCTCCTTTTTATTTTCTAATTTCACTTTTAAATTCTTGTAACCACTCAAAGACAATTCTTGAAACTGGATTATTCTCTGGAGTATCACCTGGCTCAATAGCAAAGAAGAATCTCTCAATAGGTCTCTCAGGATCTCTCATGTCGCATTTTCCATCAAATCTTCCTGATTTCTCTATTGTTCCACATAGACAAGCACATTCACCCTCATACGTCGATCCATTTATTTTTCCTTCTAAGATAGACCTTTCTAATAATTCAATTTCAGGTATTGCTTGATTTAGCACTTTGAAATAATCTTCTTTTATTTTGCTTAAATTAGCTTTGATTAGATTTTTATATTCAAGTTTTGCGTATCTTAATCCTGTGCAGGTTAAATCTGCATCACTCAAGTCCGCATTGCTCAAGTCAGAATATCTCAATTTTGCATTGCTCAAGTTTGCATTGCTCAAGTCTGCATTGCTCAAGTCTGCATTGCTCAAGTATGCATCACTCAAGTCTGCATTGCCCAAGTTTGTATTACGCAAGTTTGCATGACTCAAGTTTGCATATCTCAAGTTTGCATTGCTGAAGTTTGCATTGCTCAAGTCTGCATAGCTCAAGTTTGCATTACTCAAGATTGCATTAATCAAGTCCGCATATCTCAAGTTTGCATGAATCAAGTCCGCATATCTCAAGTCTGCATTGCTCAAGTCAGAATATCTCAATTTTGCATTGCTCAAGTTTGCAGTGCTCAAATCTGCACCACTCAAGTCTGCATTGCTCAAGTGTGCATTGCTCAAGTCTGCATTTTTTAAAGAATCTACAGGATATTCAAATATGACATCACCAGAAATTTTTGATTTGATTTGTATAGTCATTCTTTTATTTCTCCTTTTTATTTTCTAAAAATTCTTTCATCTCATCTTTATTTTCTGACGAACTCTCTTCTGTTGTTATAACAATTCCATCTTCAATAATGGCATTTTTACCCTGTTCTGTTGCATCTAATATTTGAACCGCATTTTGAAATTCTATACTCATTGGTAAATAATTAGACATTCTTCTTATTAAAGTTTTTCTCACCATTTGTTCATAGTCTGTATTCCAAGGGCTATATGATGAAGATGCAGATTTGCTTCTTGCTCTAATTTTATTGACTTCATTTATTGTCATCCATTCGAATTGATAACCACCGTCTTTGAATTTTGCAACACCATACACTATAATTGGCTTTCCCCTATCACCTTCTAAAAAAGGTTTGTGAATAATTGAAGTATCAATCCCAAGTGTCATATTAAATTCATCATTTTCATAAACAATATGAGTTTCTATACTTGTTATTTCTCCTGATCTTCTAGCTAAATTTATTAGACCTTTATAGCCTGGAATAAATTGGCATTCCATCTTTCCTGTTTTCCCGTTTTTAAATGGAAGAATATAAGATTGTCCTAAAACACCTATTTCTAAGCCTAATTGTGCAGATTGAATAATAGCACCAAATAATGATTTTTGATCGCACGACAAAAGAGAAGGATTTTTTGAAAACTCTGTACATGCTAAACGAATCATCCTGTCAGCATTTAAATGTGCTGGCAAAGCATTTGCTATTTGTGATTTGTTTTTTTCTAATAATGATTTTATGTTTGAAATTGGAGATAGTTTTTGATCGCTTATTGCGTTCATTAGCTGTTCATTACTCATAATTAATCCTCTTTATTTTATTAAAAATCTTCTTGATCCTAGAGATTCACGAGTATTTATTTTTATAATCTCATTTACAATTTCTAAAAATTGTCCTCCAAAATCTTTAATTTCATTTAAAAGACCTTCAGCTATGTTCTTCCAATCAATTGATTCCCTACCTTTAGAAGTTTTATAAGTTATCAAAATATCATTATTAAATGATATTGATTCATTTTCTTTCATAAAAAGCTTTAGTTCTAGCTTTATGTCATCAATTCTTTTTTCTAATTCTTTTAGATTTGAATTTAATGAAGCTAACAGTCCTATTTTTTCAAAAATGTCATACGTCGCTTCTATTGAATTTTGATTAGAAAATGGATAAAGATTTTTTAAATCTTCGTGTGTTGTAGGTTCTGGCGGAATTCTATTGCATACCATGTCCCAAAATTTCTTTTCTTTTTCAAATAACAAATTTTGTAATTCTTTATTTTCTTCAATATGATATATTCGAAAGTCACTTCCGGCGATTAAAACAGCGACATCTGCTGACTTACAGCCAGTTACCATTAAATAATGTTGAACTTGTGATGTATAGTAAATTGGTATTTCGCTTGTTCCTTCTTCTCCCCACCCCTTATCAGTTCTAGATGTTTTTATTTCTATTACTTTTCCAGATTCTGTCATGCCATCTAATGACGCAATCATGAATTCTTTTTTTATTATCTGATCAAATTTTGATAGTTTTTCTCCAGTTTTTTTTAAATAAAAATCTAGAATAACTGGCTCAAGGATTTTTCCAAAAATCAGACTGTTATTTTCTTCATTATCTTTTTTTATTAATTCTGATATTTTGTCATTATAAATATCAAGAGCACTTTTGAATGGGCTTATTCCCAAAATTGCAGCAACATCACTACCACCAATTCCTTTTTTCCTCTCTATAAGCCATTC